TATCTATTAATTTGGTTTTGTTCCAGTTAACATCTTTAATATCTCCAAAGAATCCGTTTTCAACTAGTTTAGTATATCCTCTTTTAAATGGACCAACTAGACCAGGATAGCTTGATTGAATAAATCTTTCTATACGTGCGTCTTCCGTCACGTTAATATAAGATCTAGGGGCACCTTCTAATTTTTCAGGACTGTCGTGCCATCCTGCAAAAGGCGTATATAATGCATGACCTACTTCATGTCCTATAAAAAGATCATGTACGTCTTTTTCCATGTCTTTAAGCATAGGAAGTCCTAGTACGCGATTCTTAACATCGAACCATGCGGTCTTGTAATTGCCAAATTGAACTTCTATATTTTCTTTAGCTAGTAATTTAGCTATAGTGGTATTATACATATTTTATCCGTGTGGCCCAGGTTGGTTAATTAAATCTTCAAAGATTTGTTTGGCTTGTATGTCGACGAGTTTGTCGAAGCCTGGGTGATTCGGATCTATACCTTTATCTAGTACGATTTCTATTGCTTGATTTTCTGCCTGACTGGCAATTTGATCATTTGATGGGTGTGACATTATAACTCCTTATTCTTATCATTTTTAATTTATAGTACCTATTATACTCCATGTAGCCGAGGATGTACACCATTATTTTCACTTTTCGGCGGTTATTTTCAGATGGCCAACTCAGGAATGGCGCGTGGGGCGTTCTAGGTGACGTCAGGGACGTTATTAAAATAATTATATAGTGTTATGGCAGTAAATTTTTATCGGATCTTAGAGAAGTTTCCTTCCTTGAAGAATTCGATCTTAGACCTAAATTTATTTTCTAAAATGTCACCTTTATGGGAAATTATGAAAACATTTGTATCTTTGTCTAATGTACTTAGAATTTTAGTTAGGTTTTCTATGCCGTCTGTGTCTAGGGATGAATCGAAAGTTTCATCTAAAACTAGTAGATTTGTAGCGGCAGAATTTTTCATTTTAGCTATTTGACGCCAGGTAAATAATAGCGATAGATCTATTCTTTGTTTTTCTCCTTCCGAGAATGAAGCATAATTAAATGCATCTCTATGTCTAGACCTTATAGTTTCATTAAAATTCTCGTCTAGATGGAAAGCTACGAAGAAATCTAATACCTGCAGATATTGATTAATAAGTCTATTCATAACAGGTAGATACTGCTTGACAACTTTAGTTTTAATTCCAGTGTCTTTTAGCATTTCACCTATAACTTCATTGTATGTTCTTTCTTCTACGTATTCAAGTTTCTTTTCGGTGATCTCCTGCTTCTCGTCTCTTAATCCGGATAACTCTGTTTTTGCTTGATTCACATCTCCGGTCTGACTAGATAGAGTATTGATCTCTTTCTGAATCTTATCGATTTCTTTTTGCAAGATAGATATCGAGTCATTATTAGAATTAATTTTATTTTGTTTTTCTCTAAGGTTGTTTAGATTTTTTTGAATTTCTGTGGTGGTTGTAGAAAGTACAGATAATTTTCTTTGTAAGTCTTCCTTTTCTATTTGTACTTCTTTAGCCGTGACTCTGACTAGATCTATCTTAGTAGTCTTTTTCTCTTCAGTTATATCTTGATCACACGCGGGGCAATGGTCATTCTCCTCATAAAATTTAGATTCTGATACTAACTCTTTAATTTTACTATTAAGACTAAGGTTGTGTGATTTAATATTAGAAGACTGATCTATTTGTTTAGATAAAGATTCTTCCTCTGATGCCATCGAAGCTGACAGATTTTTTCCTAATTTCTTTGAGCCTTCAAACAATTCTTTGATTTCACCTTTATGAACTTTAATCGAGTCTCGCTTTTGATTAATCTGATCTTTGTTAATAGAATCTAGATCTCTAACGTATTTTGTTTGACCAATTATTTTTGTTTTAATAAGTTCCAGTCTGTGATCTATATCGACTATCTGTCCTCGTATATTAGCGTTACGTTCTTTAAGCAACTGGTTCATCTTAGAGAATATGTTTATATCTAGAAGATCTTCAATAACCTCTCGACGTGACCAAACAGGTAACTGCATAAAAGGTATAAAAGAAGAACTTCCAAGCACGACAATCTGATGAAAAGATTTATGATTAAGCTTGAGGATGTTTTGTTCAAGAAGTTTCTGGTAATCCCTTGCATTGGACGACTGATTGATAAGCTTGCCGTTTTGATATATCTCAAACTTGTTCGGCCTAATTTCTCTATTAATTTTATAATGGGATCCTCCTGCTTCAAATTCGACTTGGACACAACACCGTTTCTTATTAACGGAATTAACTAGTTGTTCTTTCTTAATATCTCGATGAGATCTTCCGAAGAGAGCAAAGGATAGCGCATCTAACAGTGTAGACTTGCCGGACCCATTAGGTCCTACTACTAGAGTTGTGTGTGTTTTGTCTAATTGTATTTTTGTAAATTCGTTACCTGTGGAAAGAAAATTCTTCCACTTACATGATTTAAATTGGATCATACTACCTCAAGATTTTGAGCTTCGGTATATAGCTCTCTCAGTTTCACTTTTATGTGTTCTTTATCTAGATCGGTTTCTACTGCTTCGACATACGAGTCTAAAAGTTCAGTAGTATCCTCTAGAGACACTTTATCATCTTTAACGCTATCACCAATAAACTCCTCGAAGCTTTCGGCAATTTTGAGTTCATAAGTTTCTAGGTTTTGAAGCCGATCTACGAAACGATCGAACATATACAGATCATTCTTATTTAGTACAATAAGCTTTATAAATTTCTTTTCGAACTCTTTTATATTTATATTATTATAATCTGTGGTAGTATCGTCATATATGAACTTCTTAAATATAGTTATAGGGTTACGCACGGGCGTGATCTCGCGTGTGTCTGTGTCGAGAACGTGGAAATATTTAGGGTCATCGACATCTGCCCAAGTGAACTCCATCTGAGAACCTAGATAATGTATATTACCTTTGCTAGACTTTGTATGAAAGTGTCCAGAAAGAACAGTTTCAAATCTAGAAAATATCTCTCCATTCATTCCATGTGGATTGCTAATCCCAGGCATCATATCAAATCCTTTTAATTCTAAATGAGCACCGAGAATGTCAGCCTTGCAATTAAGGGCAAAGTCCGTATATTCTTTATAGTTATTACTATTGATCCAAGGGATAACTGCTACATTTAGTCCGTCATAATCTAGGACCGTCGGCTTCATAATAATATTAATATTAGAAGTAAAGTAACCTAATAGTTCCTTAAGAGAACAAAGTTCGTTAGTATTTTTAAAATATACATCATGATTGCCAGGGATAATATCCATCGTAATACCGGCATCGCGAATAGGCTCTAGAAAGACCTTACGGTTATTATTAAGCGCTCTAAAATTAACGAATTTCCTATGTTCATAATAATCTCCTAGATGGAGTATATTTTTAATATTATGTTCCTTCATATAAGGAAAGAATATTTCGTTATAGAATCTTTCTTGGTATTGTAAAAAAATGTCTGATGAGTTTCTGACACCACAATGGGTGTCGTTTAATATTGCTACCTTCATATAAGTGGAGCCTGTTGTTTCGGTGTTGGTTTGTTATCATATCTTTTTCTTAGATACTTAAGTTTCTCTATTTGTTTTCTATACATATTAATCTTATAACCTGCGAGTTTCAATATTTGTATATGTTCTCGTCTTTTTAAATCTTTTCTTGTTCTTTTGGCGGTCAGTCGATTTGAACTGAGCTTTTTTGCCGTGGTCATTCTTTTCATAATTACCTCATAAACAATTCAAGTTTTTGCTTTTCTTTCTTCTTCTTAATAACTTCTTGCTTTTTGAATTTATCTACTGCGGTATCTTTAGCTCGAACATTACTCATTCGTTGTCTTAATGAGTCTATATATACCATAGATTCTGCGGCACCGGACTCATCCATACCTAGGGTAGTAAAATCTTCTATTCCCATTTTCTCGATAAATTTAAACTTAATCTCTTGTTGTTTTTTCTCTTTAGCTATTCTTCTTAAAAAAGCAAAGAAACAAATCTGTGTGAAATATGAGAAAGCATTAGGGTTACCGGTACGCGTAGCTGTTTCAATTTTATAATTTCTTATAGCTCGTAAACAATTTTCTACTGCATCCATAACCATTTCTTCTCTGTAAGTATACCTTACAAAATTAGGTCGATGGGAAAGTCCTTCGGAGATTTTCAAAAAACATGTCGCAATGTAATTTGTTACCTTAGGCACTTCTTTATCTTTTTCTTTAGCTTTATTTGCTAGTGTTACGTAATCCACTACTGCTAGTGAAAATTCTTTGTTATTAATGTAATGGGGTCGTTTCTTCGGGTCAGCCATATTATTTCTCCATAATGATTAAATTAATAAATACTCTTCTATTATACTCTATTTCTCTACAAAAGTAAACTAATTTATTTTCATTTATTTGAAAAAAAAGGTTTACATTTAGTCAAAAGTGTGGTATAATAATAGAGTGTCCTGAGGAAAGAGAGAGTACAGAATTTAATGTAACGTCCTCGTGTCTTCCGTAACTCTTTCTAGATCTGATTCCAAATCTAGATCTTCTTCCAAACCTTCTACAAAATCATTAAACTCTTCGAGTAACATTTCACGTTTATCTATTACTGGTTTAGGATGAGCCTGTTGACCTGCAGCCAATTTTATATATTCTGTTTTCATATCCTCATCGATCTCAACGTGGTGCATTATAAACTCATTATTTACTTTAAATAGTTTTTGAGATGAAAACGGGAACCATGGCAAAAGAGAAAAGCCACCAATCATATTAGCTACGATCTTAAAAGGCCTTTCAATAATATAAGACTTAGTTTCTTTTTGATTAACTAGCCCTATAATTTCTTCACCATTAAGCATCTTGAATTGTCTGATATTTATTTTTGTCATATTTTTACTTCGTACAATTTATATTTAAATTTCTCTCTGGCGTATATTTTAATTCTTTCAGCTGCATGATTTAAAGTATAATTCTTCTTAGTCTTCCAATGTAAATCATCAGCTATATCGTATACTTTAGTATTTATACCATCTCCACTCACACGAAGGCCTCTTCCGATAGATTGTAGCACTCTTATTTGCGATTTTGATGGAGAAGCAAATATTAAATTGTGTAGTCTCTTTATATTTATACCTGTAGAAAACGTACCTATAGAAGCTACGATAATAGCACTATTCTCTTTTTCCGTAATAGATCTAATTT